CAAAGCAGAAGATAAAAGACTTATGACTTCTATTGATGTTTACGAATCTGATTTTGGCTCTATGCAGGTAATACCTAATCGTTGGATAAGAAAAACTAACGCAACTGCTGCTAAAAGAGGACAAGATGTATTATTGCTTGATATGGACTTTTGGGCTGTATCTTTCTTGAGAGATTTCAAATTACAGAATCCTGCACAAACTGCTGATGCAGATCAGAGATTCTTAGTAGTTGAATATACTCTTGAAGCGAAGAACGAAGCATCAAGTGGTATGGTTACTGATGTAACTACATCATAATACTAAAATATTATTTGGGGTGTGGCCTTTAAAAAACGCACCCCACTTAATCAACCAATATTGAAGCTCATACAAGGCATTGGGCGGAACGATAGAGGAAAAAAAAATGAGAACACTTAACGATTATTTCTTAACTGTCAAAATGAGTGATGTATCAACTGCTAGTTCAGTATATGTCGCTGTACCTGATGGTGGGAGAGTAATTAAAATCACTTCAGTTTTAGGCGGAACAATAGCAACTGCTGATGCTGTTATTACAGCAAAAGTTGGTTCTACTGCTATGACTGATGGAACTATAACAATAGCTTACTCAGGTTCAGCAACAGGAGATATAGATACTTGCGAACCAACAGGAGCTAATACTGTATCTGAGGGAGATTATATTACATTGACGACAAGTGGTGCGTCAACTAATACTCATACTGCCGATTTTACAATCGTTATAAGAAGATAATTTAAAATAGGGGGGATCTTGCCTAGCGGTACTTCCCCCCACTAAATAAATAAGGAGAAAAATAAAATGGCTTATAATTACGGATTAGCTCCAGGAACAACGCATAAAGTTTCACCAAGTGGATCTAGTGCTGCATCATCAACTGCATTTAACGCAGATACAGTATTCATTAGAGTAGTAGCAAGTGCTGCTATGAATATTAAATTTGGTGCTTCACCAACTGCAACTGCTGCGGATTTATATATCCCTGCTGCAACAGTAGAAATACTTAAAGTACCTGAACAAGGTGTGAAATTTGCTGCTATTGGTTCTGGTGATTGTTATGTTACTGAGATGTCCTAATGGGTAAAGCTCCTAAATGGGGAGTTAATACTTATGTTAAAAGGACTAAACCTAAGATCGGTAGGCATAAAAAAAATATGAACAAAAAAGAAAAGCGTTCATATAAAAAATATAGAGGACAAGGACGATGAAAGATATTCAAAATGATGGTTTGAAACAAACTACAATCATTGGAGATGATACAGAAAAGAAAATTGCTGTATTAGAAAAAATGAATATTGATCCTCATTTAAAACATAACAAAGCACTTCTTAATCTTAATGACGGCTATACAAAAGATAAAAGTTTTAAAAGAGTAGCTTCTATTCCGGTATTGGCTTTACAAATTTGGGCTGAACAAGAAACTGGGCAAAATAATTGGTTTAGTTTGCCAAAAGAAATACAAAAGAAAATTTTAAGAAAAAAATTAAATAGTAACGAATATAAATATTTTAGAACAGCAGAGGGCAGAATATAATGGCATTATCAACTTACACAGAATTAAAAACAGCAATAGCAAATTGGTTAAATCGTTCTGACTTAACAGATGAAATTTCAGACGATTTTATTAAATTAGTAGAATCAGAATATAACGCAAAATTAAGAGTTAAAGCTATGCTTAATTCTAAAACTGATTATTCTATTACTGGCGAAACAGTAGCAGTACCAACTGGATTTTTACAAGTAAGAGATTTTTATATAACTTCAGGAGCAGAAAAATATTCTTTAACTTATATGTCGCCTACTCAAATGGATCAAGTTAAAGGAGGTTCTACTTCTGGCAGACCTACAGTTTATACTATATTAGGAGATAACTTTAGATTTGCTCCATCTCCTGATGCAACATACACAGCAACAATTAATTATTACAAAGCGATTGATGCTTTATCAGGAAGTACGGCAACTAATTATATTTTAACTAATCATCCTGGCGTTTATTTATATGGTTCACTTTATCATGCTGCTAATTTTTTAGGTGGTATTGAACCAAGTAAATTACAAAATTGGCTACAACTTTATTCAACTGGTTTAGAAAGAATTGAACGAAACGACAAAGAAGATCAATGGAGTGGTTCACCTTTACAAACTAGATCAGATGTAACAGTAGCAGGTAATTTTGCTACGCAAGGAAAAGTAGTAGTAAGTAATAACGAATAGGAAAATAGATGCAAATACCTTTTGGAGAATGGCTACCAGATCAACCAAAATTTCAAAATCCTGGAGCTAACACAGCAAAGAATGTTTATTTTGCTGCTAGAAGTTATAAACCTTTTCCGTCTTTAGTAGATTACAGCACAAACGCTATTGCAGATTTATCAAAAGGAGCTGGTTCTTTTAGATCAACTGATAATACCAGTTATAACTTTGCAGCAACTAAAGAAACTATTTATCAATTAGCTTCTGGTACTTTTACAGATAGAGGTGCTGGTGGAAAATTATTAAATAATTCTTATGCAACTTGCACAATAACAGTTTCGGATTATGCAAATATTGGTGCTGGAAAAACTATTACTTTAAAAAAAAATGATGGATCAACTGTTGTATTTACTTCAGTTACAGGAACTCCATCTACAAACCAATTTCAAGTTCAAACGAATAATGATACTACTGCTACAAATTTAAAAAATACTATTAATGGTCATGCTGATTTTTCAGCAACAGTTTCGTCAGCAGAAGTAACTGTAACAAGGGCAACAGTTGGAAATGAAAATTTAACCAATGTTTCATCTGATACAGCAAGATTAACAACTACAAATTTTTCTGGTGGAACACCTTTAACAGGAAGCGATACAGATTATATTACATTTACGCAATTTGGAGATTATATTATTGTTAGTAATGGAGTAGATGCTCCACAATATTATTTAATGGGAACTTCTACAAATTTTGCAAATCTTTCATCTATTGCAACAGCAGGTTCTCCCCCAACATTTAGAACATCAGGAGTAGTTAGAGATTTTTTAGTTACAGGAAACCAAACGAATAATAGAAATAGAGTTCAATGGTCTGGTATTAATGATATTACCCATTGGACAGCAGGAACTAAACAAGCTGACTATCAAGACTTACCTGGATCAGGTGGACAAATTGTAGCGATAACTTCAGGGGAATATGGTTATGTTTTTAGGCAAAACGAAATTGTCCGTATGGACTTTGTAGGTGGTGCAACAATATTTAGATTTTCAGTTGTATCTCCTAATAGAGGTGCAGTTTATGGAAAAACAGTTTGCCAAGACAATAGGAGAGTTTTCTTTTATGCAGACGATGGATTTTTTGAACTAAACGGAGATCAAATAAAACCCATTGGAGCTGAAAAAGTTAATAGATTTTTTGATATAGATTTAGATAAAGCATATACTGACCGAATCGTTGCAGCAGTTGACCCATTTAATTCACTAGCAATTTGGTTATATCCTAGTGGGGATAATGAAGCTAATACTACTGGTATTTGTGATAAATTATTAGTTTATAACTATGTTACGGAAAAATGGTCTTTTGCTAAAGCTAACGCTAGTGCTATTTTTACTCAATTCGTTGGCGGATATACTGTAGAAATGATGGACTTAATTTCGGCTAATTTGGATAATATTAATATTGCTTTAGATACTCCATTTTGGGATGGAGGACAATTATATCTAGGAGCTATCAACGGAGATAAAAAGGCAGCAATTTTTTCAGGCAACACAAATGATGTAGAATTAGAAACTACAGAAATGGAGTTGTTTCCTGGACTAAGATCGGATATAACAGAGGTCAGACCCATTGTAGATACAACTGCTACAGTTGCAATCACAACAAGGGAAAGATTAGCAGATGATGCAACCACATCTTCCTACAGTTCAATGGTAACAAATGGTTCAGTTCCAGTAAGAGCTTCAGGTAGATATGTTAGAGCAAATGTTAAGATTGCAGCAGGTTCAACTTGGACTCATGCACAAGGCGTTGATTTAGTTGCTAGTAGAGGTGGAGCTAGATAATGGACGATAAGAACATTGACAACATAAGATACGCTATGGAAAACCAAGATTATTTCCAAAGACAAGTTGAAGAAGTTGCTAACGCATTAATTAATAAAAATAATGATGAGAACCCTAAAGTTTTCGCATGGTTTATGGATTAAATAAATGACTACAAATATTAAAGATTACTCAACAACCCAAGCAAGTAACACATCACTAAACGGACTTAATGTTGGTGAGGGAATGTTACCTAGTAATTTAAATAATGCTTTAAGAGCATTAATGAAAAATACTAGAGATTGGTTTAATGATAGTCAATGGGTAGAATATGGAGATGGCGATGCAAGTGTAACTTATGCTTATGCAAGTGCAACTTCATTTACGATTGCTGGTGTTAATGTAACTTCAGTTTATCATACAGGAAGAAGAATTAAATTAACTGCACCAACTCCAGGAACAATTTATGGAACTATATCAACTTCATCTTTTTCATCAAATACAACAGTCAATGTAACTTGGGATAGTGGTTCACTTTCAAACGAAGCTATTACTACAGTTTATATTGGAGCATTATCTAAAACTAATGATTCTATTCCAACAGGAATTGCTGCAACAAAAATTGGTGATGGAACAGTATCAACAACAGAATTTCAATACTTAAATACAGTTAGTTCAAATATTCAAACGCAATTAGATGCAAAGGCAGCTACTATAACTGGAGCAGCAACTACTATTGTTTCTTCAGACTTAACTGCATCAAGAGCTTTAGCTTCTAATAGTTCAGGTAAAGTTGCGGTATCGTCTGTAACTTCTACAGAATTAGGTTATGTATCAGGAGTTTCTTCTGCCATACAAACACAACTAGACGCAAAAAATGTTAAAGCAAATAATTTAAACGATGTTGCTTCAGTTTCTTCTGCAAGAACTAATTTAGGTTTAGCAATAGGTTCTGATGTCCAAGCGTATGACGCAGGACTTGCAGATATTGCAGGACTAGCAACAACTGATAGTAATTTTATAGTTGGATCAGGTTCTAATTGGGTTGCCGAAACAGGAGCTACTGCTAGAACATCTTTAGGTTTAGGAAGTATTGCAACACAAGCAGCAAATAGCGTAGCGATTACAGGTGGTACAATTACAGGAATAGGTACTCCATCTGGAGCTTCAGATGTAACTATAAAAAGCTATGTAGATGATTTAGTTGCAGGACTTAAAACAAGAATTATTACAAGAGCTGCAACAACAGCAAATATAGATTTAACAGCAGATTTACAAAATGGTGATACTTTAGATGGAATCACTTTAGCAACTGGTAATAAAGTTTTAGTCAAAGATCAAACAGACGCTAAAACAAATGGTATTTACAAAGTTGTAGCAAGTGGTACAGCTTCAAGAGATCCAGATTATGATACAGTCGCAGAACTAGCTGGACAATTAATTATTGTTCAAGAGGGTTCTACAAATGCTGATAGAATTTACTTATGTACTACAGATAATTCTGGTAGTATAGGTTCAGTAAATATTACTTTTTCAAGAGTTACACCATCTTATACTGGAACAGTAACAAGTGTGGCAGTTGCAGATAGTGGCTCATCAGAATTTACAGTAAGTGGTACGCCAATTACTACATCAGGCACAATAACACTAGCTGTAAATGCGATTAACATAAGTAAAATAACTAATGGAGCTTCAAAAGGTTTCGCAACAGCTATGGCAATAGCTTTATAAGGAGGATAAATGGCACAGGATTTTGAACGAACAGGTCAGCAGATTACAAATTCGGCAACAACGATTTTAACTGCTAATTCTGATGATGCTATTGTTGGATGTAGATTAGCCAACATTACATCAGCAGCAGTAACTTGTAGCGTATGGATTTCTGAGTCTGGTTCTACTACTAGGTATCTTGTAAAAGACTTGAGTATCCCACCAGCTAGTTCAGTTGAACTAATACAAAGTGGGTCTAAAGTTGTAATGCAAAATACTGATGTTTTAAAAGGACAATCAAGTGCTGCAAGTAGCGTTGATTGTTGGGTTAGTA